CTTGGTCTGCACCAGGAGAATAAATGCCGGTGTTCGGATCAGTTGTAAAACTGAAACTAGGAGCTGCAGCCGTACCGAGAGAAACAGCTTCAATTTGACCAGCAGAATCAATGCGTAATCTTTCAGTTCCAGCCGTTGTAATAGAAACCTGATTAGCAGCTGAATTGTAAATACCAGTATCTAAATCCGAATCGAACGTAATGCTCGGAACTGCAGCTGAACCACTTGGAAAATTAGCGCCGACATTAACGTAATCAGCGCCAGCCAGAATTACACCGAAAAAGTCCGCCCCTGTACTAGGAGCTGAGCTGAAGATAATATTTCCCCCACTGATCCGAAATCCTTCGGTACCGCTGTCATCGGGTCGTTGAACGACACCCGCAACAGAAATTAAACATTGGTTGGAGTTGATTGGAAATGGAACTGGAGCGGCACCACTTACCAATAAAGGAAAAGATGTCGTTGAACTATTAAAAGAACCACTGATATCATCAATGTTGCGATACGAAGGTTGCGCAACTTGTAGATCGTTCCCTAAATACGGCACCGTTTTAGCTTGTAATCTCTATTGAATTATTCTAACTGACTTGTGTTTGGCCCATCAAGAGATGGTTTTACCGGCCATACGACCTCGGAAGGTTCAATTCCCTCGTACCTTTGTGGTAAGTCTCTTAAGAACTGACGATATTCCGCCCAGGCTGCTGGGTTGATTGTTGATCCAGGGGTCATTACCCAGTCTGTCGATTTTAACAAATAGTTTCTCTTTAAACGAATTGACTCCCAATCATCATCTTGTAAATTTAAAACAGCTTCTTCAAAAATTCGACATTCTAAGATTTCAAGTTTATTATTAATTTTTTCAAGTTCTTGCGCAATCTCTGCTTTAAATTGATTTAAAGCAGACAAAAACGCAGTTGCAGTTTGATTGCCGGTTAGGCCCATAATTAAGGGGTCTGCTCAAGGTAGCTGACGGCAATATCTAATGCAGTAGAAGTATCACTACGTGCTCGCAAAATATCACTAGACTCCATAATGACCTTGTTACCGCTGATAAGCTCAAGAGAAGATCCAGCAGGGACCGGAGCATTTCGAATCAAATAAACATCATCACCGGTATTAGTGACTAAATATACATCAACATTAGAACTTGTACCGGTCTTATTCGAAACAAGAACACTTAAGACAATAATCGTTGCAGTCGCACCTGCACTTAAAACATTAGTTGTTGTGTTGCTGACTGCATCGGTAACCAAGCTTGATTTGGTTTCGATTTTAAAAGTATTGGCCATATCAGCTTAGGGCAACAATAAGTGCAAGGTTTTCAGTGGAATTAAAGGCCCCTGTCACAGTTAAACCACCAGTGATGGAAACGTTGCCAGGGATGGTAACCGATCCAGATGAATCTATTGTAAGCCTAGCAACACCTCCTGTCACAAGTGCAATTTGATCGGCGCCAGTGCTAATGATACCTGTGTTTGGATCTCCGGCAAATTTTAAAGCGCAACTACTTAAAGATCCCAATGAGAATGCACTATTTGTCCCATTTTCAAGAAGAAGGGGGTATCCTCCAACTTGCAAAGCATCATGAACAACACAAGTATGCTTTGTAAGATCAACAGTAACTTCTCCTACAGCACCTGTAAAAGTCGCTGTTTCCGCTGAAGTTCCGCGCCGGAATTGTACTTGCGTTGCCATGATTCTATCCTAATGCAATTGCAATTGCCGTTGCAAAATCTTGAGTGGAAATCGTACCATTTTCATCTGGTACCGTCATTGTACGAGTTGTTGCGGTTGAGATGCCAGAGCATTCAAATGCCAATTGTTTTGTTGCGTCTGAATTGTCTCGAACTCGAAACCCGTTATCATCCGTAATAAGAGCAGAGGAGGTAAGAGATAAAAGCCCAGCAATTGTGGTAACAGTACTGCCCAGTGCAACTGCAGTTGAGCCGATGGTTATTGAACTATTCTGAAGCTGGCTATTTGGAATGTTACTTGTACCGAACTCGCCGGTAGTATTGTTGTACGTAAGACCAGAACCTGCAGCTACAGATAAACTAGTCAGCAGCGCAACCGTACCAGCTGCATCTGGGAACACAATTGCTCGATCAGCAGTTGGATTTACAACAGAAAGTGTTGTTTCAAAAGTATCAACACCGCTTCCCTCAAACGTGATGCCAGAGCTGTCAAGAATGATGGAGTTTGAAGTACCAACAGTACCGACGTTAATTGCAGAACTTGTTACTGCAGTTAAGCCATCAAGTGTTGTTGCCGTGGCACCTAACGAAATAGAAGTACTGCCAACGGTGACGCTACTATTTGCTAATTGAGCGTTGGGAATAGCATTAGTCCCAAACTCGCCGGTAGTACTGTTGTACGTAAGACCAGAGCCAGTTGCAACACTGAAGTGAGCTCGTACATCAGCAGCACTAGGACCAGTGTAAGTAATTACTCCAGTACTATTGTCGTACGATAATGATCCATCGCCTCCAGTATCTGTAACTGAGATTTGTTGTCGAATATTAGAAGCAGTTACAACACTAAAGGTAAATACACCTGTGCTGTTGTCGTACGACAGACTACCAAAACCAGAACCGCTGTTCCCTGCACTAAAATGTGCCCGAACTTCTGTGGCAGATGGGCCGGTATACGTAATTACGCCGTTCGAATTATTGTAACTTAACGATCCGTCACCGCCAGAATCAGTGACAGAGATAGACTGCCGTGCTCTGGTATCTGTGTAATATAGATTTGTGCCCTCAGCAAGATCAGTTGTCGTGTTGCCAGCAAAATCTAGTTTGTCTGTAGGGGTATTTAACTCTTGAAAGAGTCCCCCAACTAGTACAATTGCTTTTTTCGTGGCCATATTAACTAAGGAGCACGGGGGGTTCTAATTGAATGGAAAATTCACTGGTTGATACAGCTTCTCCAACTCTAACGACATACTGACCTGGCGTATTCGGAACAGTAGTGGTGATGGTGCCAGCAGATGCAGCAGATAAGAAGTAATGATCTCCAGCATCTAAACCAGAAATTGCTTCAACACCTGTGACTAAAATTTTTACAATTTCGCCAGTGCTTTTTGTTGTATCTGCAAAGCCTACAACGTAAGCCTGATCCAATGTACCGCTTGCAATGGCTCTACCAGCAAGGCCGTCGGTGGTTCTTAGGTATAAAGCCTCCCCTTGAGAGACATTTTCAAAAACTTCCGCGTTAAATCCAACACGAAATGGAACAAAAGTAGGAAATCCCTCTTTTAAATCAATCAGGGCATCTACCAATCCACGATAATTAGGGGCATACGGTTCTCGTGTCATTGTGAAGCCATTTCCTTGCATCAAATCAACAAGAACCGCAATGGCACCTTCAATATTAGGTTCGTAACCGGTGCTAATTTTTGTTCTTATCTTGATTGTATTCTAAATCGTTAAATCCCTTAGAATAGTAAAAAAGACTGGTGGGATGACACCCGAATTAATTTTAGCTATCCTATCGGGTGCTGCAGGCGCGTTTGCTGGACTTAATAGAGCGTTAGCCAACTTTAATAAAAAAATTGAACGTAGATTTGAAGCTCTTGAGCAAGATCTTGATAATTTTCAAGACCGAGTTATACACGACTACGTCCTAAAAGAGGACTTTCTTCGCGAAATTCAAGCCGTGCATAACAAGTTAGATCGGATTTTAGACCATATCTTGAATACTGGGCACCGCAATTAAATCGCAATCCAGCTTGTAGTAGCTGATTTGTAAATAAAAAGCCCTGGAATAAGTTCATCATAGTGCAACTGTCCATTTGTCGGATTTACTGGCTTACCGTTACCAATTGATGCCACAGCATTAGGAGTTTGCCACGAGCTTCCATCAAAGATCTTATGGATATATGTACTGGATGTATCCAGCCAAGTCTCTCCCCTGCTTAAGGAAATATGACCAACAGCGGGGGTGTTAGGAGGAGTAGAACCAATGAACGTGGGACCAACCTTTATAAGCCCTGTAGATGGACTGGCTGTGTTGTCAGCGAAATAAAGACCAGGGTCGCCAGGATTGTTGTTTAAGGCAAGTTCTGCAATTCCCAATCGAATAGGAAAAGGTCGATCGTGCAGAATACTGGATCGTCTAGATAATACCTGTCCTGCCATAATTTAAATGTTGATGTAAAAGCCGCAATCTACTTCCGTATCCTGGGCTGTTCTGGGACTATAAGTTTCACAATCAATTGTAGTCAATGATTGACTTGATTCAACCGGTTCTCCGTTTGCGTAGGTACCTCCATCGATTAAAATAAAATTAAATCCCTGACTGTAGTTAAATAACGGTTGATCAAGAAGGCCAATTTTTGTATCTGATATTTGAGTTGGCTCGAGATTGAATAACTTACTGATAACAGAGATTAGCCTGTTTGTATTGTTTACCAAAATCCCATCTCGATCCAAGCTACCATCAATTCCTCTGCGAATCGAATCCGTGATCAACATTGTAATCAATTCTGGATCGTAGTTTGCTATCTCTTCTGGCAAGTTAAAAGATCCAACAACTTGTCTGCTACCGACCCACTTTGAACCTTGTCTGATCAAGACTAATCGTTCTGCTGCTAACTGAATCTTTTTGATTTCTTTATCAAAATTGCGATAAAAAGTATCAAGATCGT